GCCGTCCCTTCCCCACTGCTCAACAGGTTTACAGAAATCGAGATCAACGAGCACATTGACGACACGCTCGACTACTTCGCTGTCTGTAACCGCCGGCCAGAGGTTATGGCCTTTCTCAAGCAACGCGCCGACTACTTGCACCAGTTCAACAGGGACTATTACGGCAAGCAGTTCCCGACCCCTCGCGGCTGGTTCTATACCAGTGACTTGTTAGACAGCGACTTTCCACCTGTGACCCGTGCCGAGCTTATCAAGGGCACCATCGGTGACAAAGCCGCCACTGACTTTGAGCAGTTCCTGCGCGTGTTTGAGCGTATGCCCGACATTGACGGCATACTATCAGGCAAGTCTGTACCTGTGCCTGCCGAGTTAGACATACGGTACTGCCTTGTCATGGGCTTGGCGGCGCGCGTCACCAAGAAAAATATACACCACGCCATTGCTTACCTTGACAAACTGCCCAAGGAATTGGAGACCTTGTGCGTCAAGCTGGCGTACCAGCGTGACCCCACGCTGATTCAAGCACCCGTGTTCGCCGACTGGTTCACTGCCAACCAAGAGGTGTTCAAGCGATGATTGTCTACCGCGTAACATGCGGTGGGCGATCCATCTGGGCGACCAGCAAGGAACGGGCTAACGAGTTAGCCAAAACTCTGTGGGAGTTTGAGACTGACGGCGTGCCGTTTGTTGACTCCCTCGACCTTGCCGGCGCTGACGATGTTGTTGACCAACTTAACTTACTAACTGGAGGTGTCTATGACGATCCTACCCCCGCAGACCAGCTATGACCTTGACGCGCTAGAATCGCGCGTTGACATGCTGTCCGCACGTATGACCCTGCGCGAGCCGTTTATCGCTAGCGTGTATACAGCAATGACCCGCAAGTACGGTGTAGACGGTACTGCGTCAACTGACGGCAAGAATCTGTACTTCGGTGCCAGCTTCTGTGAGCCGCTTACCGATGACGAGCTTATGTTCGTGTGCTTGCACGAGGCTTTGCACGCCGTGTTTATGCACATGTTCCGGCTTGACGAACGTAACCCTCGGCTGTGGAACATCGCTTGTGACGCTGTTATCAATTACATGTTACGAGTAAAGGGCTACACTATGCCAGCTGGCGGCGTGTTGCTCGACTGGGTTGACGACTCCCACGATGCCGAGTCCGTGTATCGCAAGCTATGCGATGAAGATGACGGTGACGGTGACGGTGACGGTGACGGTGACGGTGACGGTGACGGTGACGGTGACGGTGACTCCGGCTCTACTGACCCGTCCGGCGGCTCTATGCCTAGCGCCGAGACCGGCGGCGGCGGTTGGGACGGCCACGGCGATATGGCTCCCGCACCCAATGCGGCTGACGAGTTAGACGTTAAGGCTACTATTCTGACTGCCGCACGTATGGCCAAAGCCGCTGGCGACCAGACTGCGCTTATCGACCGTCTGCTTGAGGGCGAGCTTGACCCCGTTGTTACGTGGGATGATGTGCTCCGACCCGTCATGACTTCGATAGCGCACGATGACTACAGCTACGCGCGACCCGAGCGCAAGTATGCGGCATACAATCTCATGCTACCGTCCCTGCATAGCGAGGGCTTAGGCTGGCTTGTTGTCGGCTTCGACACGTCCGGCTCTATGTCTGACGAGCTATGTAAACAGACCGCCGTTGAGATCAACGCCATTGTCGAGGACTGCGATCCTGACGGCGTTATCGTTGTGTACTGCGACACGCATGTACAGCATGTTGAACGGTTTGAGCGCGGCGAGACCGTTGAGTTGCACCCGCGTGGCGGCGGTGGCACCCGCGTCAAACCCGTGTTCGACCACATTGACGATGAGCTTGCTGACGAGCGCATCGCCGCACTTGTGTACTTTACTGACCTGTACACACCCGACCTCGACGAGCTACACGCTCCCGAGTACCCCGTCATCTGGGCCGTGCATAGCAACAGCCACGCTACTGTGCCCTTCGGTGACATTACTGACGTTGTATTTAACTAACTAGGAGTAACGACTATGACTACTGTACGAATCACTGACTCTCTGCGCCACGACCTTACTGTTCGCTTGCGCAACCAATTCCGACCCGCTTGCCAGAAAGCCGTCAATGAGGCTGAAGAAGCGACTCTCGGCTTGCTCAAGCAAAACAAAGCCGCACTGAGCGCGATGTTAGTCGCGCCTTGGGGCGAGCACGCACACTTGCGTGATCTTGTTCCTACCAGCTGGTGCAAGAAACCATCCAGTCAAGTAGGCATCAACGTGTTAGTGCCCGACCCCGACGAGGAAGCGGTGCGCAAAGCTATAGCTAACTTGTCAGACGTTGACGAGCCATCTACTATCAACATGGCCGGGTTCTCGTGGACGCCAAACAGCGACCAAGAGGCTAACGCGTTAGCCGAGCCTGCCGCGCCTATTAACGTAGCTGAAATGGAGCACGACACGGCTTTAAATCCTGTAAGACTTGCGACGCTGGCTGATATGGTGCACACGCTAGGCATAACCGAGAACGATTGCGTTTTGCCGCCTGACACCCCTAATAGCTATTATTGCTACCACATCCGCGCGTGCGATCTGTGTCCCGATCAGAACAGCCTACTCGCGTATTTAGCCACGTTGTATGAGGTAGGCGACTTACGCGCCAAAGCCCATACCGCTGAGTCCGGCCTGATGAAAGTGCTTAACAACGTGCCAAGCGTCAACAGGCTACTGAAAGAGTACCCGCAGTTTGAGCCTGTTATCCCCGATCATATCTTGCGTAAGGTGCGCGAGAAAGTGACGCGTGGCCCTCGCAAACCCGCCGAGCAAGATAATTACGAGGCGATCAACTCTGACGAAATCGCGGCGTTGCAGACCGCCGCTACCTTGTCGGGACTCAACTAAATGCTACCGACTACGCTGACAGGAGAAACGTGGTCGGAGGCGTTCCGCGATATATGGATGGTCGAGTCTTACAACTTGTTTGGGGTAGTGTTGCCAATGAATTATTTACGGTTCAACAGCGACACGTTTATCGGTGAAATCGGGTACAAAGTGCCCGATGAATCCGCGCCCCTACAGAGTGCTGACGGCGAGGCCATCCGTCTATTTACTGTGTCCTATATGTACTTTGGAGTAATGGACGATGACAAACACTGATAAACAGGTAACAGCTAGGCTCAAACGCATTGAGTCTAGGCTGTGCCACGGGTTCGCAAAAATGGGCATTGATGTGACGGTGCCTATAAATAAAGATCGCGTTGCTATTGACGTAGACCCGCAACGGGGTGTAATAATAGTCAATTCACTAAGCGTGACTTTGAGTGAATTGTTCTCCGCAGTGCGTTCCTCTGGTTATTCAGCGGACGAGTGCGTAGAGCTTGACGTGATGTACGGCGGCGAGACCGTCTGTGTTCTTGTAACTAGTGAGGCATTTACTGATGACGTATAAAATAGAGTCAAATGTACCCGTCCCTGCGACAAGCAGAGGGCGCACCCCCAAGTACCCGTTTGCGGACATGCAGATCGGGGACTCCTTCTTTGTCGCTAAAAACATCGACGAGCCTATGGATAGGGTTCGTAACCGCATGTTGGGAGCGTGCATGTGGGCCAAGCGTAAGCTGGACGGCGACCGCCGGTTCATCGTCCGCGCTGGCACTCAAGGCGAGTATGACAACCACGCCGAGGGCGTTCGTATCTGGCGCGTGGAGTAACCTATGACCGAAACGAGGACAGTTTTAGGGAAACGTCCCGTTCAGCTTAGGATGCGCAGGCTTTCGCCGTCCGCAACTTTACCTGATGAGGTAGTAGACTTTTCGCGAGGGCTGACCCTTTGTGCAGACTTAGGGCACCCCTTGCGTTTATCTCCTACGCAGACCGAGTTAGTCACAACAGGTTTGTCGGTAGTCATCCCTACGGGCTATTCCGGCATGATCCTGTCCCGCAAGGGGCTATCTCAGAAACATTCGGTATCAGTTTTGGATGCGCCCACGCTGATAAGCCCCACCTTTACGGGTGAGGTGCGCGTAGTCCTACATAACCACGGACGAAAACCGTTTACCGTGTATCACGGTGCAGAAATCGCACAACTTTTGGTAGTGCCGATCCCAGAAATAAACTTATTTTTAGAGGACGATTATCATGTACACGACCCAGATATGCAGTAAGTGCAAAGAGGAGTGTGGCGTTGTCTACGAAATAGACGCAGAGCCATACGAGTTTTGGGGAGAGAAGGGTGTTCATAAGTTTGAATACCAGTTCAGCGATTGTTGTCGAGCAGAGCTTGAGGAGTTAATCACGCTTGAGGAAGGCGACAGTGGATACGGCGAGGACGCCGCATGAAAGACTTTGCGCCAGTTCCTCAAGAACGGCTAGAAGCCTTTATTGCTAACAAGTATGACTGGAAGTCGCTGTCATCGGACGACCAAAAAGCAATGGCGTTTGAGCTACTGCGCGCGCGGTACTTGTTGCAAAAGCATCTTGAGTTTATGGACAAAATGCTGTTAGACGGCTACTACTCTGACTGGGCGAAGCGTATTCCCCGAGGGGTTGGGCCTTATGGGTGACTGGCAGGTAACGCGGGACGAGCAACAGCATATTGTCGCAGTGCTCCATTGCGCCGAGGCGATAGCCAAGGATTACCGAGAGCCAGTTTTTGTGTTGAGTAACTTAACTTATGTGCGCGAAAGCCGCTTGCGGGAGCACGACAGACCGCTAGTGGTTGAGCGCATTGACCCTTACTTGTATTAAGGAGAATAACAGTGATTAAGAAAGAAAAAGAAATACCCTTGCGGCTAGACCGGCTGGTTAGGTCGGCTACCGCAGGCAACGCGGGGGAGGCGTACTGCGCCTACATTATTGACTGCATGAGCGAGGTGGCTGATCTCAGCGACTGGCCCATAGCTGACATCGACGCTATCTGGGCAGAGGCGGCTAAGTCTGATCTTACAGTGCAGAAGTTTGCCGAAATGAAAATGGCGCAACTCATAGGGGCAGGCAAATGAATTGGGACAAAATTTACGAAAAACTCCGCGATATATTGGGGCACGAAGGCGTAGCGGCCTTGTTCCTGTTATGCGCGCTTATCTCTATCTACTCTATCGTGGAGGGCTAGCGCTTGATCGCTGACTTCGCCACGATTGATTACGAGACGTACTACGACCGCGACTTTTCTCTTAGCAAACTGACAACAGATGAGTACTGTATGTCTAGCCAGTTTGAGGTTGTAGGCGTCTCCGTCAAACCCAGTTTATCCAAAGAACCTATCTGGTTTAGCGGCTCCTTTACAGATACCCAGCACTTTTTGCAGGGCGTCATCGACTGGCCGTCCACCGCTGTCTGCGCACACAACGCGCACTTCGACGGCTTCATCACTACTCAGCTTTTTGATCTCAAGCCTAAGCTGTGGATGGACACCGTACCTTTATCTCGCATGGCCTTCCCTTGGCTAGCGCGTCACTCCCTTGCAAAAGTAGCCGAACACATGGGGCTAGGTCAGAAAGGCACCGAGGTGCAGACCGCTATGGGCTTGCGTAGGGCAGACTTTACTGAAGCAGGACTCGCTCGTTACGCCGAATACTGCTGCAACGACGTCGCGCTTTGTAGCCTCATTGCTTCTAAGTTGTTAGAGACAACACCTGCTCTTGAGCTATATCTTATCGACATGACTACGCGGATGTTTACCGAACCGACTCTTATAGGCGATGCCAACCGCCTGCTCAACTATCATAACAGCGTGCTTGATGACAAAGACGCGCTGTTAGAGCGTGCGCAAATTGGTCGCGACGAGCTAATGTCCAACCCCAAGTTTGCAGAAGCACTACGCAACTTAGGCGTAATCCCACCCATGAAAATGTCCGCGCGGACGGGCAAAGAGACCTACGCCTTCGCAAAAAACGACCGCGACCTGACTGACCTTTTAGACCACTCCAACCCAGACGTACAGTCTCTTGTAGCGGCGCGGCTTGGTGTCAAATCGACGATCAACGAAACCCGCGCGCTACGTTTGATGGAAGCGGCAAGGCGTGGCCCGTTGCCCGTACACTTAAACCATTGGGGCGCTAAAACTACGGGCCGGCTGTCCGGCGGCAACAAAATGAATTGGCAGAACATTCCTGCTCGCGGGACAGGCGCAGAGATACGCAAGTGCGTAGGTGCGCCGCCGGGTAATTCCGTTGTAGTTGGCGACTCTAGTAATATCGAGTTACGAGTAGTGATGTCATTGGCTGGACAAACAGACGTGGTAGACAAAATACGCTCGGGCGTAGACTTGTACTGCGACTTCGCATCTGAAATGTATAACCGCAATATCGTTAAAGACGATAAAAAAGAGCGCATGGTGGGCAAAGTAGCCATGCTTTCTCTCCAATATGGCGCTGGAGCGGCCCGTTTTAAAGAAATGGTGCGGGTGATGGCGGGGCAAGTTATCTCAGAGGCCGAAGCAGAGCGCATTGTTTGGTTGTATCGCTCGCGGCACGACAAGGTAGTTGCGCTGTGGAAGCACTGCAATGATGTGATTTTGCCTGCAATTCAGCGCAGAGATGTGTTACAGTCAGTTGATGTAAACGGTTGGTTTTTGACGACTCATAACGGGTTCTCAATGCCAAACTCGGTGGGGGTTGTGTACCACGACCTGCATCGTGATGCCACGGGTGATTGGCAGTATTGGTCTGCGGGTAAGAAGCAGAAGATTTACGGTGGAAAAGTGGTAGAAAACATATCGCAACACGCCGCGCGGCATATTGTCATGTGGCAGACTGCGCGCATAAACAGGAGATTTCCTGTGGCCCTCAGTGTACACGACGAAGCTGTTTGTGTGGTCACTGATGCACGCGTGGACGAGTGCAAAGAATGGATGCAAGTTTGTCTCCGCGAAGCTCCGCCGTGGTGTAGGGGGTCAATACCCCTAGATTGTGAGGTAGAAGTCGGCAGAACGTACGGAGACGCTAAATGATTGGGGTCGAGTATGTCCAAGTTTCCAATGTCTTACAGCAGGTTGAGCACGTTTGAAAATTGTCCGCAACAGTTCGACTACTTATACGTAACAAAGAATGTACAAGTAGTAGAATCAGAGGCGATGGCCTACGGCACTAGAGTGCACGAGGCGCTAGAAATGTATGCAAAGTCGCGAGACGAAAAGTATTTAACTCGCGAGACAAGAAAGTGGAAAAGCCTGATAGACAGGCTACTAGAAAAGAAAGGTACACACCTGTATGAGTACCAAATGGCTGTAACACCAGAGTTAGAGCCGTGTGATTGGATGGCAAAAGACGTATGGCTACGTGGTATAGCTGACGTGTTAGTGGTTGATGGAGATACAGCATATTGTTTGGACTGGAAAACAGGCAAGGTGCGAGACAATCCTACGCAGTTGCAGTTGTTTGCCTGTATGGTGTTCTTGCACTTTCCCGAGGTCAAGACGGTCAAGACGGCCTTCGTGTGGCTCAAGTTCGACCAAGTTACAGATATGGTGTACAAGCGGTCTATGTTTGATCCGATGTGGCGCAACCTGATGCAAAGGTTCGACTACGCGCAGGAGACCATAGACTTAGGGGTGTTTGAGGCAAAGCCGAGCGGTTTGTGCCGGTGGTGCGCGGCGCGGGACATTTGCCCTTACGGGAGATAGCGTGAAGAACGAAAAAGATGTGAAAGCCGAGGTCAAAAAAATACTAACCGAGTTCGGTGCGTGGTGGTATATGCCGGTACAAACAGGTTATGGAGTAAAAGGAATACCTGACTTTGTTGCGTGTATAAACGGCAAGTTCGTCGGTGTTGAGACCAAGTTTGGAGCTAACAAAGAGTCGGCTTGGCAGAAAAAACAAGGCAACAGCATCCGCGAAGCGCAGGGGCTGTACTTTGTTATCAACGAAAAGAACCTTGACGCTTTACGCCTTTCGCTGGCTGTAATAAAAGGACTCGCGGACGTATGACCGCTATAGTTGTGCCCAACAGAGAAAAGATCGTGCTCCCCAAGTCCGGCAACGAAGGGTTGCTAGAGGTAGTGCCGCACGCCAAAGTCTTTCAGCTGAAGAACGTCGAGTACATTGCTTTGAATCATGGCGTCGAGGAAACTCATGTACTCAGGAACATGGGCATCAAAAACGTGCCTGCGCCTATCCTAAATTACTACGACTGGCCTGCTCGATTCTCTGCGATGGAACATCAGCGCCAAACTGCTGCTTTCTTAGTAGCAAACAGGCGTGGTTTATGTCTCAACGCGCCGGGCACGGGCAAGACTATTAGTACGCTGTGGGCGGCAGACTATTTACTAACCACTAATGTTATTAAAAAAGTGCTTATTATATCTCCATTGTCTACGCTCAAACCTGTGTGGGGTAAGGAGATCATGCAACATTTGCCGCACCGCAGCTTTGAAATACTAACGGGCACAAGGAAGAAGCGCGAGCAGTTGTTGGAGAAGAAGGGCGTCGAGTTCTTTATCATCAACCACGATGGCTTTACGACGATGCCGGATAACTTCAGGGACTTTGACCTTGTGGTGTACGACGAGGCTACCGCGCTCAAGACGCCTAGTTCTCGCCGTTTCAAGCTGTTTGCAAACTACGTGAACGAGGTGTCGCCTTGGCTATGGTTGCTGACCGGCACGCCAATCGCGCAATCTCCTGTGGACGCGTGGGCTTTGGCTAAACTTGTCAACAGCAAGTCCCTGCCTCGCAGTTTTACTGCGTTCAAAGACTTGACCATGCAAAAGGTGTCTCAGTTTAAGTGGATACCAAGGCCCGAAGCGCTAACCGTATGCAAAGCCGTGCTACAGCCGTCGATACGATTCGACCTAGCCGAGTGCAAAGATTTGCCTGATACAGTTTACGTACCCCGCGAATGTGCCTTGACTAAGGTGCAGGCAGAGGCGTATAAAGAGCTACAGGAAGAAGCCTGCATTGCAGGAGCCGACATATCGGCGGCTAACGCGGCGGTGCTTTTTCAGAAGCTACTCCAAGTGTGTTGTGGTGTGGCTTACAACTCTGATGGTGAGAACGTGGAGTTCGATGACTCCAGCCGTATCGCTATGTTAGAGGACATTATCGCGGAGGTCGGAGACAAGTGCATTGTCTTTGTTCCGTTGCGCGGCGTACAACAACGGTTGTACAAGCTACTACAACAAAAGAAGTTAGATGTAGCTATGGTTAATGGTGATGTAAAGAAGTCTGAACGTGATGATATTTTTTATAAGTTTCAGCACACAGACAACATACAAATACTCTTGGCTCACCCCAAGGTGGCGGCTCATGGCCTGACCCTTACGAAAGCGAGCAGTATTATATGGTACGCTCCTATATACTCGTTGGAGATGTACGAACAGGCTAACGCCAGAATACGGCGATTAGATACAGAAGGTAAAACTGTTGTTTACCATCTGGGTGCTACTAATTTTGAGTTTGAGTTATATAACCGGCTCAAAAATAAACAGAAAGTCTTGACTGACTTTCTTAGTATGGTGCGTGGTGTTAATGATTAGGAGATAGTGATATGGACTTTGAAAAAGCCATCGACAAATACCTGACCTTACGCAAAGAGTGCGACGAGATAAATCGCAACGCGAAGGTCGAAGTGGGTAAACGCAAAGAAGTTATGAAAAAGCTGGAGGCGTGGATTTCGCTGAAGGCTGACGAGGCGGGACTCAAGACGATCCCGACCCAGCTGGGGACGGGGTACTGGTCTACCCACCATACGTGCACCCTAGCTGAACCCGAGAGTTTCTTTCAGTATATCAAAAGCGAAGACGCTTGGGATTTGCTGGAGAAGCGCGCCAGTAAAACGGCGGTGAAGGCGTTTATAGAGGAGGAAGGTGCACCACCTCCCGGCGTCAATTTTAGTAGTTACATGGTTTTTAACGTACGTGAACAACGGAGTAAGTGATATGACTAGTCCCATGCAAGTACCAGACCACATTGCCGCGCGCATGGCCGCGCGTCGAGATAGTGGCACTCGTTCGTCCATTCTGGATGCAGTAGTAACGGAATCGGGCGCGTCTCTCCCCCGCATCTCTATTAAAGCCGCGAAGTATCGGCTGGTCGAGGCCGGTGTAGAGACTCCTGTAGGCAACACCTTAGACGTAGTGATTGTGGGAATTAACCCCAACACTAGTAAGGTTTTTTACTCTCAAGCCTATGACGGCACCGAGCAACGCCCATCGTGTTCTAGCGATGACGGCGTTAGACCCAACGCGGGAGTCCCTGACCCAGTGTCTGACTCGTGCGCGCTGTGTCCTAATAACGTGTTAGGCAGTAAGGTCAATCCGTCTGGCGCCAAGAGCAAGCTGTGTTCTGACCAGCGGCATTTGGCTGTTGTCCCTGCGGCTGACCCCAAGAAGGTCTACCAGTTGACGCTATCTGTGTCGGCGATGAAGCCTTTGCGGGAGTACTTCAAGCACTTGCAGAACTACGGGGCGGTGCCAGAAGAAGTCGTGACCGAGCTAGGGTTTGACGATAACGCCAGCTTCCCGCTCGTTACCTTCAAAATGAAGAACTTTCTGCCGGAAAAGGCGTTGCCTACCATTGATTCGATCACTCAGAGCGACGATGTGAAGGCCGCAGTACGGCTGATTCCCCCACCCAACACGCCTGCACCGGCCATACCCTCGCCGGATACGGGTGCTCCCAAGATTGGCGCTCCTCCCGCAGAACCTGCGGAGATTGTGGTGCCGAACTCCGCAGAACCTGCGGAGGTCGTGGTGCCGATTACGCCAGAACCCAAGCCCGAACCTGCGCCAGAGCCAGAGGCGAAGAAACAGGAAGCGGCACCGGAGAGCTTGTCTGAATTAGAGGACGCATTGGACAGCTTATTTGATTAGGCTCTATACTGACCCCCCGTACGCGTACCGTGCGGGGGAGCACAAGTATTGTGGGGGCGTATGTTAACGTGTGATTTTTTCAGCACCGTCTTGCCCGAAGAAGGTACTTACGTACTTTTCGTGCAAAAGCCAGACGGTAAAGGATGGAACGAAAACCATAATTCTATTGAATCTCTAACTGACGCCGCGCTAGGCTACGACAAAACAGATGCCACTGTTTATTTCGCGCTAGGCACGTTTGTTGACAACGTAGAAGAAGATGGGACTGGACGGCTACGCGCGAGGCGCAAAGCCGTGTTTGCAGACAAATTCAAAACTCTCGCCGTCGATATTGACGTAGGGGGTAAGTACGAAGACGCACGCGAGGCGGCAAAAGATTTGTTGCGCGCGTGCGCAGAAGTAGATTTACCTAAGCCTTTGTTCGTTAAGTCGGGCAAGGGTGTACACGCCTATTGGCCAATGACTAGCGCTATATCGGCAAGGCATTGGGAGCTTATGGCGCGAATGTTGCGTGCCGCATTAGCGGCTTGCGCTGTGGACTTTGATACGTCAAAGATTCACGACCCTGCGATGGTGTTGCGTCCTGTGGGAACGCGACACAAGAAAGACCCGACAAACTGGCTAGAGGTAACAGCCGCAAAGCCTATCGACTTGATAGACCCGCGCACCCTAGCCACCGCGCTAAAGCCTTACAAGGACTTAGCTAATACTACGCCGTTACAGCGCAAAGAGCGCCGGTCGTCCGTATTAGACGCGTTTAATGAAGGCAATCGTACACCTGTGGTGTTGGAATCGCTAAAGGGTTGCGTGCAAATCAGCGCGTTGCTGGAGTCGCAGGGTGCTAAGGACGCGCTTGGTAACACTCCACAAGAGCCTATGTGGAGAGCTAGTCTCGGAATCGCAAAGTATGCGGAGGACGTAGACGCGGCGATCATCGCCTTGGCTGGAGGGCACGAGGATTTTGACTTCGCAGACAGCAAGCGCAAGCTAGAAGGGTGGCAAGGAACGGGGCCGACGACGTGTCAGAAGTTTGACGAGCTTTGCCCTAACGTGTGTGCAGTATGCCCCCACTTTGGAAAGATCAAGTCCCCGGCAGTGCTTACGCAAGGACACACTGAGCTAGTATCCGAAGACCCCAAGACCGGCGCGACTGTCGCAACCGAGCTACCTTTCGGGTATCACATAAAAGACAACCACTTGTACTTTCGCCCCAAGGACTCCAATGAAGACACGTTCGTTGCGCCTTACGCGCTGTGGGTAGTTGGGCGCGTTGCCGATGTAGAGGAGAGTCAGCAGAAAGCTAAGGTTGCAGTAAACCTTCCCATCGAAGGCACAAAGGTGGTAGATGTAGACGTGACGGCTATAGCAGACGGGGGCCAGACTCTTAGCAAGGCGCTGTCGCTAAAACAAATTTATGTTAGCGGGGACACTACGAGGCTAAAAAGTTATCTAATGACATACCTAAGAGAATTGCAGAAAGCCAGCAGTATCGACCATTTCTACCGGCACTTTGGGTGGCAGAAAGATGGTTCGTTCTTGTCTGGACGCGGTGTACACGGCAGGGACGATGTTGACCATATCCATTTGGAAGGCGCGGCGTCTGAGTTCCAAGAGTTCCTTGCCCCTACGGGCGATGTATCGAAGTGGGTGAAAGCGACTAAGCTGTTTGCGCACAAAGAGTTAAAGTACCACGGCGGCTATTTCCTGATGATGCTAGGCGCTCCGTTGCAGGCGGGGTCTAACATTGCAGGTATGTTTGTGAACGCGTACTCGCGCGACTCGGGTTCGGGCAAAACGCTCACGGCTCGGTTCGGGCTGAGTGCGTGGGGCAAGCCGTCAAAACTTATCCGCACAGTCAACGATACGGATAACTCGTTATACAAATCGTTCGGTATCACCAGCAGTTTCGGCGCCTACATTGACGAGTACACAACCGTAGACGTAGAGCGTGGGCGCAGGCAAATCTTTACGTGGCAAGAAGGTAGAGAGCGCACACGTCTGTCGCGTTCCGCAGATGGTTTTAGAGAACAGGCGTACTGGAACATGCCTATCTTCGCATCATCTAACCGGGACATCCATGAGATGCTTAATATGCGTATCTCGTCAGAAGCAGAGCAGTTGCGCGTGTTGCAGTTGCCGTTTCCGCGCACAAAAATCTTTGAGGACAACGCGGATTTTGGCTACCGCCTCACAGGACTGCTAGAGGATAACTACGGGCTAATCGGCCCAATGCTCGTCGATGAAATCATCAAACGCGGCGGTGCAAAAGAAATATATGAGCGGGCGTACATTCGCTTCGCTGACAAATACCAATTCAAGTTCCTTGGGCAAGAGCGGTTTATAAACTCCGTGATCGTGTGCGCGGACGCTATAGGCGAGATTGCCACAGACTTAGGACTCATTGAGTTCGACTACAAGAAAGCTGTCGATAACGTGCTACAGGCAGTTAGACGCCAGCGCGAGACGATGCGTGAAACCAAGCTAGACAGCCTCGACGTTGTGTTCCAGTTCTTAACTGAGAACGCAGATAAGATCGTGCACTGGCGAGAGGATCACGATGGTGGTGGAGCAACCAGAGCTTATGCTTTGCCTGCGCCTAAAGTAGCGGTCGCCAGAACCGAGTACGCGTACGACAAAGACGGCAAGCTGATCGGCGGGGGGCTATATATAAACAGAACCACCTTCCGAAATTGGTGTGCACTTAATGGAGCAGAGTATCGTTCCGCAAGAGAGGGGCTAGAAGATATGGGCATTGGCGTAAGCGAGCCGCGAAAGACTCTGTTCAAGGGCGTAAGCGGAGCCGCATCTTCTGGTCAAACTTACTGCGTAGCGATAGAGGTGCAGTCGCACCCACGTCTAATCGAAGCGGCTGAAAGCACGCAACCGGGGGCGATTAGTTGTAAACCAAGGCTCGCGGTGGTGTGAGTATGGGTGCTGAGTCCGATGCACCGATGTACAAAGGTGTTTTTCCCTTTTCAAAAATCGGATTAGTCCAGAATACACTCCTAAAGCTGACCTAGCCCCATCAGTGGACGAAGCGGGGCTTTACGCCATACGAGCGTTGCGGGTACGTTTGAAGCTACGGTTTTTCTTGCGACTCGTAACTTGAAGGTTACTGCGGTTATTACTTCCGCCTTTGGCTAGAGGCTTTTTATGGTCAACATCTTTGCCGTCGCCTTTGCGAACCTTGCCGGCTTTTTCCATTTGGCGGCGCGCGCTGTTGCGCTTGGCACGCTTTTTCTTTTGTTCGCTTTTGCCATGATAATTTGCGTATTCGCTCTTGTAGTTACGGGGCATGTTGATTCCTTAATCAATAATACCTAGCTCTGCGTTTAGCGCCTCTATCTGCCGCTGATTCAACTCTAGCATCTCGCGGTAAATGGCGTCTACGTTCGGGTTACCCCTACGTAGTTCGGAGCGAAGTGCCGCAGACCGAGCACGTCCGTACTCTCTGCGCAGGTTTCTAATCTCCTGCGTTTGCTTGTACTGCTGTTCGGGCATATTTACTTGGCGCACGTTGACGCCGAGCAAGCGGCTTATCTCTACCCACGCGTTAGGCTCAGAGCCTAACGGCCCTAGCTTTTCGCTACTCAGTACTCCTAACTTGTCTCCAGTTCGCATGCCACTCGCGATAAATTGCGGCAGCATGTCGTTGCGCACATACACAAACTTCTTCCAAAAGTTTTCTGCGGCGGTGTCTGTGACGCCTGCGATCTCTTGTCCTCGGAACGGGTCGTAGTTATTGAGCGCATTAAAAAGCGTGTACAGTGGGCCAGCTGGCGCTAGCGTCTGCGGGACGCCCGTGTTCGCAAGGTTGAGCACATCAGCCAGTGGGATCATACGACCGACGCCGAAGTACACTGGGTTGTCCTCGTCTCCAAACGGCATACGAATGTAAGAAGGCACGCCCGGTACGCCCCAGATGTTGTGTTGCATGTAATTATCTAGGAGTAGTCGGCCTTCTTCTTCGTCGTCGTCTCCAGCCATAGATGTGAACACGCTGTTCAGTACGTGTACGGCGCCGAGCGTTGCGGCGGCTTTCCACGGCTTTGTAAGCATCAACTTAGACAGCAGAGGGATCATGCGGTACGGCCACGCCACAAACGGCAGTACTGAGTTCCGCGCGGCGACGATCCACGGGGCGGTAATCGCGTAGTCTACAAACGCTTCTTTGGCAAACCGTGCGGCTTCGTCTTTATCAGCGGCGCCAATGCCGCCCTTGCGCTCCCTGATTTGCTGGATGCGCGTCATGTACGCCGCGAGTCGGAACACGTTATCTTGGTTGCTGTAAATATCGGCAAGCGCCGCGTCGCCCTTTCTGATGCCGGCGGCTAGGGCGTCGCGGCCAACGGCCAGCTTAGCGAAGGTGCCCTCCATCTCCGTAAGCACCGCCACTAGGTTGCGGATGCCGCCGTCTTTGCCTTTGTAGTTTTTGCCGAGCGCGTCTAAAGACGTCTGCGCGTCTCTGCTCACTTCCGCCACGTTAAACGCACCGAGAGTAGCGCCGGACGTCATAAACTCCTCGTACAGCTTGAGGTCTTGCCCAGTCAGCTTGCCGCGAGCGCCGTTTATAATAAGTTGAGCGGCTTGTGCGATATTGCCCGCCGGTAAATCGTGATAGTACGAGAGTATGACGTTGCCCATCACATTGTTCATGTGAGCGACGGGGCTGTAGACTGTCTTAAACTTCTTCCACGTACGCATAGCGGTACGCGCTACGCCTGCGTCTACCAAGGCTTCTTCGCTGAAGTAATCCTCCATCGACGCATACGCAGGGCCAGCCATCCACTTACCTTGCAGGTCACCCCACTCAGAAGCGTCCTCGGGGATGCGAACCCACGTTCCCGGTCGTCTCGCCTTTCTAAGAAGCTCTTTGGGGTCCATCGCTTTAGAGCCAGCGTCTAGTAACGAGCCTTTTGGAATTTCCTCGCTCGATTCTTGTTGGATTTTCTTTAGTTCCTCCTCATCTAGTATCCACTTAGCGTCCTTTAAGCCTTCTTGCGCTACGAGTGCCGCCGTGTTCATACGAGCACCTTCAATACGGCGCGACATATCCTGCATGGTTGCTGTGAGCGAGGCTACAACCTGTACAGGGTTGCGCTCTGTGCCCATCTCCTCCACGGTTCGGCGGCGAGACATACGTACGTCGGTTTGGGATAGCAACTTTTCGGTTCTGTAGGGCAAAAGGTCGTCCATGTCAGGTACGAGGTTTTTGCTCCTAACAAGATTTTCGTCAATCCCTTGTTCTACAAAGTACGTGTCCCCGGTAGCGGCGTTGTACATTTTGTAAAAATCGCGGCCCGGCTTCAGACTGCTGAGTTGCTTGCCGTTCTTCGTAATAACCCAGTCCATAGACTGCGTGGCTGTTTTAAAGTTCTTAGCTCTAGCGGCCTCTGAAATACCTACGTTGCCCGCAGCGCGATCAATCATACGGCGGTAGCGCGGGTTGTCGGACAGCGCAAGTATGTCGTCTAGCGTGAAGTCTTCCTGCCCTTCGCGCATAACGCGCAGGCGCTTGGCTTCTGACAGCAGTTCTTCCATACCGGCCACTGTCTTCTTTACCATATCTACGTGCGCAGGGTTGTTTAGCGCTTTGGCTAGCTTATCGTCGTCGCGCTCACCAAGGTAGTCAACCAGCGCCTGTTGCGCGTTTGAGTCCATGCTCCGCAAAGTCTCATAGGCGGCATACGCTGTAGCCGACACGTTTTGCCTATTGCGCGCGTACTCGTGGAGCAAGTTGCGGAATTGCTCGGTCGTGCCGTATTTATCTACGACACCAACCACTACGGCGCGGACAGCGGCAGACAGCGGGTTCTCTTGGGATACGAAGTTGGCAAATTTGTCCGCCGACCATTTACCCAAGCCGTCCACTAACTGCGCCCACGTCTCTTTCCCAAACAGTTGTGCCACGGCGTTCATAGTGGTGCGACCTAGTTGGTCAAACACAGTAAGGTCTTGTCTGGTTTTGCGTTTAGCTTGCGGCACGGCTGTTTCTGCTTTACCCGCCGCTACCTCGTCAAATCGCGCTTGCTCAGCTTCTGCCGCCGCATCTTGCCGCTTTTTCTTTTCATCTTCTCTAAACTTATTAGTGTCCTCGGTGACCTTTTCACGGCCTTTGTTGCTTTCTGCGGCCTTTTGCTTGGCGCTCTGCGACTTCGCCACCATGTCAGGGGGTAGGTTATTGAAGTCTATAGCGGCCTTTACTGCGGCGGGTTTGCCTTTTTTATCGGCAGAGAACGCGAACGCGGTCAACGAGTCATCGGACCGAGCATAAATGTTACCCAACAATGAAGACGTGGCGTCCATGTAGCTGGACAGCATGGAGTTTTTCACGGCTTTGATGCCTAGCAGTGCCTTTATTCTCGTAACAAAAAACTGCCACAAGTTTTTTGCCCCGCCTGCTTTAGCCGCCTTTAGAGTTGCTTTGTCTCGTATAGGGGTAGCGGCCATAACTTTTTGGAGCGTAGCATCGGTCATGCCGTACGCTACAAACTCGTCAAGGCCGGGGTCAGTCGCGCCGTAACTAGCATACCCTCTCCCTTGGTACTCAGCCGGGTCGGTCTCGCTTATTATGGTATATAGCTGGGATAGTTCTTCCGGTGAAAGCTCAAGTGTTGGGTTTAGACCTGTTCGGTCAAACTTCAGCTTGTCCTCAACTATTTTGAAGCGGCTTTTAAACTCACTCCTAAACTCACTCCGCAAAGCGTCTAACGCGGCGATAATCTCTGGGTCGCGACGTTGCCTAAGCGCGCCTAGCGTTACAGCGTGCATAACCTCGTGCAAAACGATAGCTTCGTTTTGGCCGTCTGACGCTAAAAACATTGTGTACTGCGCGCTACCTACAGCACGGGGCTGAACCAACCCATACGCTTCGGCGCTTTTTGCGTCTACGGGGCTAATAATAAGTTCTATGTTGTTAAAGAACCCGTTGCGCTCACCTATTTTTAGTAAGTGGCCCGCCAGCAATTTGGTGGTAGGCGAAGGCGAGACGTCTCTATAGTGCGCAAGCATAGCGCCTACAGGTGTAGAGGCTCTTTTTTCCGCTAAACGCTGGTCTATCAGCTTAGCCAGTCTAGGCGTGTTAGTTTTGGCAACGGGTCGCCCCGAAGTCGTTTGCCCTACTACGCTGTTATACCCGTAGGTTACCTTCTCGTCAGGGGCAATGCCCGGCACTTCTATCGCTTGGTCAACCGCGTCTCTAGTTTGGGTTCTTTCTGGGCTAAAGTTAAAAAGCTGGCCTTCACGATACCGCCGGTTATAGATGTGGAATCTAATCGCGGGGGACGACTCATAATTCGACCCTTTGGTAACCGAAGTGACCTCACCCTGCGCCCTTTGCGTATCGCGTTTCATCAGCCACTGAACTACTCGCAGGTTGTTTCTACCAACCAGCTGTTCTATTTCATCGATCGCGTCGGCGATTCTCTGCGCACGGGCTTCCAACGAAATCACGCCAAGCCCAGATTTCTCTGGTGGAGTGGACACTACACCTCGGACTAAATCGGCCTGCGCGTCTAATTCCTCGGGCGTAAACGCTATGTCTTGTTCAGCGGCAAAGTCTGGCCCCGGTATCGACCTGTTCGGCTCTAGCTCATTGGTTGCTCCGACTTGAAGCATGCGGGTACTAGGGTAGACTTTAGTGAACATCTCATACGACGTCGTAGCCCTGTGCAGTTCTTCAAACGCCGCTACAAGCTGTCGGCTTTGCGCGTTGTTGTCGGTGTCCAGCCATTTATTTATGGCGTTCACCAGATTTATAGTATTGCGGACTCCTCTCTCGTTTTTGTCGCTTGCGGCTCGACTGGCTTCGGCGGGGGTGATGCCTCTCGCTAAGTGCGCCACAGCTTTAAACATGTCTGGCGTCATCAACTTCTTCTCTATTACGCCGTTAGTAGTAGTGCCGGGGTCGCCATACACCTCGTCTAGCGAATTAGCCATCGGCGTACCGAACGCTTCTTCAAAGTTCGTGCTAGTCAGCCTACGGCCTAAATTAATCAACTTAGGCTTAACATCTTCTGCCTTAGCCTTGGCTTTTACCGGCGGAATAGTGTCGCTTTCTTCTAAGTCAAGCGAGTCAAATATGCCGTCAAAGCCGTCCTCAACCGCAACCTTTTGCGTAGGTTGGTCTGGCGCGGCTTCTTGTTGCGCCGTGTCTTGGTCTATAAATTCAGCGGGAGTCACCGGCGCGGCTTCTTGTTGCGCCGTGTCTTGGTCTATAAATTCAGCGGGAGTCACCGGCGCGGCGCCTTTAGGGTCTGTGCCACGAAAGTCGGGTATAGCTCCCTGCTCTACGTACGTTTTAAACGCATCGCTGTTTAAAATTGTCTGCTTGCGGCTGTTGCTGAGTACAGATGTGGGTAAGGCTTCTAGTTCCGCCGCTGACTTCACGTTGAGCACGGCGTCGATAGACTTCTTGCCTATGCCTTTTATGCCCTTGAGTTCTGTTTCCAGCGTAGCACGCGCGGCTTGCCTATCTTCGGCACTTGCTTCCGCTCCTGCCGCCGCCTGTTGCCGAGTCTCAAAATCAACCCCTTCTGCGTCTTCACGCCGTATAGCGGTAAACCCTATCGTCGGGTTTTCTCTAGTGCCGCCACCTGTTCGGATAATGTCGAAGTCCGCCGCGTTGTCGCCTCGACGGGTCAGGGCTGCTTTGGCGGCGCCTTCTGTTTTAAATAGCTCTCCGCTCTTGGTTCTTACGCCCTCGCGCTTGGCACGGCTAAGGCGCTCTACTTCCTGCCCCGCCTCTGGGAGTTCGGTGGTTTCTCGGCGCGTGGGAACGTAGCGTTCGGGGACAGGCTCGGGGGTGGCGCCGCGAAGCCCAGTAAACCCTGCGCCCATAGCAGAGCCAAGGAGAAGCCCGCCAGCCGCCGCAGAGCCTAACCCTTCGGTTATGTCTTCGCCAAGGGCTAAGTTCGTTATAGCCTGTTCTGAGAGCGACTGGGGCAGTTCTTCAAACACACCCTCGCGGATGCCGCCCAGCGCCATACGGTTCAAAAGCCGGCCTTTACCTGCACCGGCTCCGCCTACAAGGGCGATGTCAATATCGCCAGCTTGCTCTAGCCCTCGACCCACGGCACCCGTTAGCCCTTGCTGTTGGGCCATTTTGCCGATGAGTCGGTTGCTTCCCCCAGAGATTAAACCGGTAGCGATACCAGCGGGGATACCCGCTAAACGCTGAAAGTAATCGCCCCCTTCCTCGCCAATAGCGCCAGCGGCCAGAGCACCTGCTACGGTGCCCTCGGCGATAGCCGCTCGCGCTGGAGCAGACAACTTAGGAGCGGCAGCGCCAAGTCCTAGACCTACTTGTCTAGTGGCGACTAGAGCCGGCAAGGTTTCCACAAGAGCGCCCACGCCCAATGCTGGGTCGCGTGCAATAGCGCGGAGGTACGTCCCCGCGTCATCGAAAAACCCTTCTGTTTGGGCTAGCTCTTGCGCAAGCCTCGCCTGTTCTGCTTGCCTTTGCGGAGAGTACAGGGCTTCGCCCATACCCTGCCTAAGCTCGCCTATCCCTTGACTAACCCCGCCCAAACCGGGAACCAGCCCAGCAACGCCCTGCGGGATGGCGGCAATCCCACTAAGGAAGTCTACTCCTAAATCAGAGACGCGCCTAAGCCCTGCCCCTTGATCGGCAAGGTCGATTGCTTGGTTGTAGTCGGGTCGGAGGGGCGCCAGCAGGCTAGACCCGCGTGCAATCTCCTCGGGAGTCGGGTTTAGTAAGGACATTAAGCATCATCCGCCATCATCGCTTTTTCGACCATCGCTTTAATAGTCTTCATGCCGTAAAACCGCACGGCTTCCGCAGGGAACACATAGTCGCCCGTGTCTAGCCCAGCCGTTTTGCCTTCGGCTGTGGGGTTTTCCATACTAACTTCGCCGCCATCGGCAAGCCGTACTCTACCCGGCTCGGCGTATTTTTCCGGGTCTAGTCCTAGCATCTCCAGCAGGTCTCTAACTCCCTGCGACCGCCCGAAGGGGTCTTTGTCTTGACCCGTCACAGAGTCTCTAGTCAAATTTAAGTACGTTTCGAGACCGCCTATATTGGCTTGCGTTACCCCTAGGTTGTTAGCAAGGATGTTACCCAGCTCGGCCACATCCGTAGCCCTCTGCTGCAAGCCGGCATTCGCTAGAATCTGCGCCAAATCCCGTTGCATCGCGTTACGGTCAACGCCAGACTTATACTCAGCCTGCCCAATCTCCTCGGCTAGCCGTGCTTCGTCGAGCGCCTGCTTCTGGGACAACAACCCTTGGCGCCCACCTTCGCGGACGCTATCTGCGGCCAGCGCCCTAGACGCTTGGCGGTCTTGAATAGCCATTCTGAGCAAGTCTGGCGTAACAAAGCCGACTTGGTTCATGCGGTCGTAGAAATCACCCTGCTTAGCGGCCCGCTCCATAGCCAGATTCTCGCGCATAGCCTGCTGTCTGTTAGGGATATTGATAGCCGTACGGCTCTCGTAGCGGGGCATAAACTCGGCAGAAGACGCGAGGTCAATAGCCCTGCGGGTCAAATCATCAGCCGAGTACTGAGGGGGCGTAAAGGCAAAAGTTCGGGCCACACTGTCTTTTATACGCTGGTCCCTATCTATACGCTGGCCCATATCGGGCGAATCGTTAAGGTTTGTATTTTGCAACGGGGCAGTGTCAGCCTTACCCGCAGGGGCTGTATCCGCAGGGGGCGCAGGGGGCGCAGGGGGCGCAGGGGGCGCAGGGGGCGCAGGGTTCCCCCTTTGGTTAGCACGAGCGCGCGCTATACCGCTGTTATTGCTAGAGTTAGTGGGGATGCCTAGCGCCTGTGTAAGCGAAGCTGCTTGTTCCCTCTCTAGTGCCGGGTTTCTAGCCATTACCGTTTACCTCCTGTCCACGAGCGCAGGGGCGCACGGGGCGATGTGCGTAGCAGATAGTCCATACGCTTAGCTTCCAGAACGCCAAGCTCCCAGCGCTGCATAAACGTCGTCGCAGTGCCTACGTTGTTACCATCTACATCGTTAGTGATAAGTGCTTTGTGTGCCGCGAAGTCCGCGAGCAGCAACTGCCACTCAGCAGGGACAACCGGATCGTCGCTAGCGCCAAACCCTTCTTCGGGCAAGGCGGCTATAATTAAATCTACAATGTACGCGGCATCTGGTGTGGGGTAAAACGTAACATTGCGTGTGGGAAAACCAGTAACATACCCCGTAGGCTTACCCCTAGCACTACGCAGATAGACAGTACTGCTTGGCGCAGTTAGCCGGTCTACAGGCGTGTCGTCTATGTGTGCGAAGACAACCTTTAGTGTGTTTTCTGGTAACGCGTAGGTGCTGGAGTCCGCAGCTGTGGTCACCGACTCCTCTACTACGTTCAGGTGCGTGCGCATACAAAATAGCCGCTCCGCCTCTTGCAGAGCGGTTAGTAGGAAGTCGTCTGACCAAAGATACGGCTCAGTAGAATCAGCCAACAACGTGCGTGTATACGCGATTAACTCTGAGCCGGTCATGTATTACTCCTCGCCAAAGAGAGAGTCTAGGTCATCCTCTGATTTTACTTCAGATTCTTCCTCAACGATAGGCTTAGGCTCAGCTTTTGGCTTAGCTTTAGCTTTTGGCTTAGGTGCAGGGGTAGGCTCCGGCGTAGGCTCGTCTTCTACCTCTACCATATCTTCTCGGGTCGCTAATGCAGCGGTATAGATATACAAATCACCCGTTTTTTCGTGTCGAAGCATCTTAGGCATAATTCACATTCCTTAATAAAAAGAGGGGAGCATAGCTCCCCTAAAGAGTCCCACAAAACGGACCGATTAGCCAGCAACGCCGCACATAACGGCGTGGGCAAAGACACGAATCTTCATTGTGTCGTGCGCACCAGCAGTGGGGCACTCAATGTCGATGGTGTCGTCAGCGGAATAGAACTTGCCGCCAGCACTGGCGAGCGCACCAGCGCCGAGACCGATAGCCCCAGCAGTAGCGACGCTAGCCGCCGCAACCCAACCGTCTACGTCAGCACCGTCGCCGATGTTGACAGTTTGAGTAGCGTCACCGTTGATTACCTCGTACATAACGTTCAGAACCAAGGTACCCTTGGGCACTTTGATTACTTGTACTACATCGTTAGCAGCAAGGTTCAGCAAGGAGGCGTCAAAAGTACCATCCAGTACAGTTACCGCAGGGGCGCCAGCAGCATTGCTACCGTTGCCGTCTACGATCAGTGCCCCGTCAGCGCCGGGGTAAGCGTTATAAGTCGCCATAGGTCAGTCTCCTTATCCCTTGTAAGCGTAAGCAGCGGTGAGAGACTTGCCGTCGATAACTTTGTAGCCATAAACTTGCAGGCCACGCATGATGTTACCGAAAGTAGACTCTGCGCGCAGAGATTCAGTCTTGGTCAGCTGAGAAGCAAACGTCAGACCGTTCTTTACGCCCGCGATGAAGTTAAAGGCGTTGTTGCCGCCGTCAACGACTTTAGGCAGGTTGTTGCTCTGATAAATCTCAAAGCGGTCAATCATACCAACTCGTCCGTTACGGAGAGGCGATGAGCCGTCACCAGTCAAAGACGCGTCTTTGATGTCTGACTTCTTGAGCAGAGTAGTCGCCCAGTAAGGCATAACCAAGAAACGACCAGTCTCGGGGCGGTTTTGCTCGTCCAGCACTTGACCCATATCAAGGATAGTGTCAAGGATGTTAGACTTAGTTACTGCCAGCGGAGTGCCAGTAGCGCCAAGGTTGATGTTGCCAGAGATACGACCGGCGGCAGCGCCTTTGTTCTCAGCAGCGAAGTCGGGAACAATAGAACCCAAAACTTCGGTGTCAACCCGAATCTTCATCTGCTCTGACGCGTCCCCTGCCCACATGTTCATGAGTTCAAGGTCAGCCTGTATGTCTTGTACATCGTCAACAATCGCAGACCAATACTTACCCTTGTCGATAAGGAGTTCAACGATTTCGCTTTCTGGACGCTGGTTTACCAGAGTTTGACCAGAAGAATAGTCGTTGATGGTCAAGGTGGGAATGGTGCGAATCTTTACCATATCACCTTGGCTACGAATTTCACCTTCGTAGTCGGTGTTAGAAATAGCAGTCAATACAGTCGCATCGTAGAACTTTTCGATGAGCTTTTTTGACCAGATTTCTGGGATAAAAGTACCGCTATACGATACTGTCCCGCTTGCGTGAGGATATGCCATGTTACTCTCCTAGAGTTAGGCCCATATTAAACTGCAATCCTACCTTCGGATTGCGCTCGGAATAAATCGCGTTCAAGTTTATCAAACTCTTTAGGTGAAATTCTACCCAAACGTTTGTCATCATATAACTTGGCGATGGACTTACGATCCCACTCCATTTTACCACCTTGGCCTTTAGGCGTTGCGGCTCGCCCTCTGCCGGGAACAACTTTCTTAGCCAGCTTTTCGCTAGGTGCGGAGGCTTCGGTTTCAGCAAGTTCTTCCGTTGACGCAGGTTCTTCAGATACACCCATAAGTTGTTCAAATGTATTGAAAAACGACGCTGCCCGTCGAACGTCTTGCTTAGCCACTGCATCTTGCAATAGTTGCAGTCTTGGCGCTCCTACCATCGGCTCTGGCTGGTTAAGCCAGTTCAAGAACGTTTCATCAGTATTTAGCTGTTGCCAACTTGGTACTGATTTAGTCAGACTATCAAAGAAGACTTCTTGTGCTGTACGAGCGGTAGACTGTTCTACAGTCTGTACAGAACCTTCGAGTTTCTTTAGCCTTTCTTCTACTAAATGTAGAATATCGGCTGTAGTGCTATTAGATACGTCTTGCGCAGCGCGCTTAACCATATCTACTAGCTCACTACCATACTCCTCGACGTCTTTTTGCGTCAGCTGTGGTGTCGCCTGCGGCACCGACAACTTCTGCTCCTCTGCGGCGGGGGGTGTTGACTCAACTTGAGCGAACAGTTCCCGCATAGCCTCTAGTTCTTGATCTTTCTTGTTAATCATCCCCTGCAAAACGCGCCACTTCTGCTCGGATGCCTCTATCTGCTTGCGCAGTTCGGCGATAGCCTCGCTGTCTGTAGCCGCTTGCGGTTCGGCCTCTGGCGACTCATCGGTGTGGTCGCTAGTTCCTTGATCGTCTATTGCTACGACCTCATCATCCGCGATAGCGTCGGCTTCCATCTCTATCGCCTGATCTTCAACTGCCGCTTCAGCTGGTTCTTCTGCCTCTGCTGCCTGCGCCTGCTGTTGATTCAGGGTTTGAATAAGCTGATCCGCTTCTTCGCCTAACTTTTTGGGGTCAAATACCATAGCTTTCTTCCTCGATGCCGGGTCCGTGTGCTATTCCTAACTGGATGCTCGGTTTTCCGCTTTTCTAAGGTGTTCATTTGCGTCGGATAATAGTCGAATAATCTCAGCTATTTCTCGTCCGCGCCCTTGTGCTATTCGCACGTCTATTTCGTCACGTCCCATAAGGGCATCGTCACGATGTTTTGCTAAACGGCTTTCTAGCCATTCAACAAATTTCGGCTCGTGCATATTTACACGGGCCAAAATTTCTAATGTGGGTCGATCTATTTTCATTATACTCCTAACAATGTATTTATTGTCAACTAAGGAGTCATACCGTTAGGGCTAAAATTATCGGTAACTGCGGCTCCATTCTCTAGGTTTTGTCCCCCGCCCACTTGTGGCTGTTGCTGCCCTTCTTGCGGAGGCAACTGCGGCACTTGGCCGCGACGGGGGACAAGCCTATTTACGTCCATCTCAAGCCCTTTGGCCACTTCGCGTAGAATCTCTGCCCGCCCTTCTGGGCCAACAATCTGAGAATCCATAGGGTTAGCTGTCGCCTGCAAGAACTCATTTCTGCGCAACTGCAAGGTTTCAAGCTGCATGAGCGAAATGGCTCCGCGCGCCTCTACTTGGGCGTCTCCTTTGATCGACTCGTCGTCGTTGTACATCATATTAAATGCGTACATAGCTTCGATAAGCGGGGACAGCACGTTTGTATCTACAGTAGATACTACGCCTTTAAGCCCTTTGTTTGCCGCGTTGAACAGCATAGAAAGGCCGGACGCTGTACGCCCGATGCCGCCGCTTAGACCGCCGCCACTACCCTGCATGTATCGCGGGATAAGGCTCCAGTCATCAGCAAAGGTGTAAAACCGCTCAAGAACATTTAGAAGCTCTGCGGAGTTGGTGTTTGGCTGAAAGAAGTTGATGGGGGCGCCGCTACCACCGTACTGGCTGTCGTGCACCTGCCAAATCTTCCAAGGCTGCATGCCCTCAATTTCTTCGCCCGGAGGCAGTCGGTCTACGTTGACTACCGCCTGTGGGCCAGATGCCATACTCATGTTGTTTACAAGCGACCGAATAGCCGCATTTACTACGCCCTGCACATCGTCGAGCGCATCTGGCAGGCTTTGGCCCCAATACTCACCGGGCACTTCTTCCCAGCAGGCTTTGTAGTACGGGCGTCGGCCCAGTGGATCGTCGTTCAATGTAGCCTTAATAACGTGCCGGCCCAACACCCACGCGCACACTTCGTAGTCGCGCTCGGGGTCGTCGATGTCATCAAGCCCCCAGTCAATAAGGTCTTGCCCGCTAACAGGGCCGTGGAACTCCAACGCGTCATAGCGGTGGTCAGGCGATAAGTGCGTAAGCCTGTCCATTTCAGAGTCCATCTCATCAGCGTCTGTTAGTCCTAACCAGTTAGTGAGACTGCCGCCTTCTCCGTCGGTAAGCGCTGCGCGAATGTGCTCCTCGCTAAACCCTTCTAGTCCGATTAGATCGTACAACTCGCCACGACTAAGCGTAATGTGCTCAATAAAATAGCCATCTTGCGGCGTGATTGCATCGGGGGACGGGTAGCAACGAATTGGGTCAACGCGCTCTACGGTGGGGGCAAAAATCTCTTTTGGCTTAGCGTTCCATTTGCCGTTTTTGCTAGTCCACTCAAGCTCGGTGCGCCGGCGTACGATTGGCCCTTTAAAATGCGCCGCAGGGTACGTTGCAAAATCGTTAAGAAAATCGGCCCACTCTTTGTCCCATCCACACTCGGCTAGCTGGTCAGCAATTACTTGCTCCATGCGCTCAACGGCGATGCGCGCTTCTTCGCTTACTCGCATGCGGACAGCATCAGTAAGCTCGTTTCGGCGCGACTGGATCATGGTTTGCGAAGGCGCCTTCCCGTATGCAGCGACGGCTTCTAGTAACTCGTTTTGGATAGCTTCCTCAAGTTGCGCTTTGTCTTCCGGGGGCAACTCCGGCGACGGCGTAGGCTTAACAGTCCACGCGCGCTCGGCTTGTCCTAGATAGACGTCTCGTAGCCAAGACTCGGCTACACGGCATTTGTTGGAGGTTACGCGGCCATATTCTTCAGAGCCGCCGGTCTCGCGAATTGCACGTAGCTTCTGCGGATCATATTCGCCGCGCCGCGCTCTTTGCGATTTAAGGATACGGTCGCGAACCATCTGTTTCTGCGTCCGTGCCGCTTCCCAGCAGTGGTGTATATGCTGGGCCAAGTCGTCCATAACGGGCGACTCCATTTCCTCATCATCAACTAGCGCCCGTGCTTCTTGGGCGTCAAGCTCGGCGTTCGATAAAATCCGCACATTCATATTACGCTATCGCCTGTTTCTTCATCGCCATCCTAGCTTTGTCTACCATAGCATCTAAAAACTTAGTGCCGTAGTAATCTACTACTTTCTTAGGAATAACGAACTCACCCTTAGACAATGCTGCGGGTTGCTCTCCGTCGATCATAGCGGGAATAGAATCAGATTTTGCAGTGCCGGGGCCGTCAAGCAATGCACCGCCTACATCCACTTCTCCCCCATCGGCGAAGCCCATAGCTCCAGTACCGCCCATATTTGTTTGCTTTGCCAGCTGTCTAGCCAACTGCGCCTGCTGTTGTGCAATTCTAGGAATAGCTTGCTCGGGAGGCAGTACAGACTTGCCCAAACCCGCGTTTTTCATAGCCTTTACGTACTGCTTATACAGCGGACTCATACGCATATCGCCGGGGGCAACTACTCCGCCATCTTTAAACCCAAGCGGACTAAACCCTTGGGTGCCCTCGTTAGGACCAAAAGAAATAGCGCGCGGAGTGCTAGTACTAGTAAAGTCTCTAGGCGCGCTAGGTTGCCGAGAAATGGCAGAACCAAAGCCTTGTCCGGCAAGATTCTGGCGCAGAGCACTAACTTGCGCAGGGTCGGAATACGCGGCAAATTGACCGCCCGTCAAGCCTGTGGTTAGTGCCTGTGCCTGTGCCGCCTGCTCCGTTTCAGTAGTCCGCGCGCCAGTTAGAGCACGGTCGGCTTCTGCGGTAGCTAGCTTGCTTTCTAATGCGCGGCTAAAGTCTTCTTCAAAAGTTGCCATAAGTTTACCTTACACCGTTATGGATCGACTTTTACTGTATGAGTACGATCTTGTATACGAATCTGTTTCTGATGCACTACTATTGAAATTATACCCCGTGTTATCCCCTGCTGACGAGCCAAGACTTGCAGATACACTTCTAATTGCATACGCGGCCTGCGCCAGCCCTGCGTAAGTGGTAGCTTCTG